ACCCGAGATAATTCCTGCTCCAAGTCCAGAGCCAGTCGCTCCGCCAGAGCCAGTTGCTGAGCCAGCGCCCGAGCCCGTACAGGAACCAGCACCTGAGCCTGCGCCTGAACCTCCCGTACCTGTCGAGGAACCCCCTGCCCCAGCGGAAGAGCCTCCTGCACCAGCGGAGGAACCAGTCGTAGATGACGTTCCATTAGAGCCACTTCCTGAGGAAGAGCCACCAGCGGAAACGCCAGTAGAGCCTGTGGAATCTGTGCTTGATGTTGAAGATGATGAACCTCCCGCAATAGAGCCACAGTATACAGCAGAAGTTGTAGTTCTATCGGCTGATACAGATTTACAATCATTAGCACCAGAGACGCCAGTGCAACTGGAAAATGGTGTTGTAGTTACAGCAGAAGTTGCCATAGCGGTTGAGTTGTTACAAGACCCAGGTGAACTTCTAGCAACAGTCCTGACAGACCCTATGGCAGCACTTGCTGCTCTAAGTAATGTCGGTGCAGACCTCCCACCCGAAGTGCGTGAGCAAGCAGAAGACGTAATCGTCGCAGCAGTTATTGCTGGAAACATAGCCACCCAAGCGGCTGCTTCTGCCGCCGCTGCCGCATCCTATAGGAGAAACCCTTGATTAAAAAGTTTTTTAACGCAATTCTAGACCAGACCTATACCCTTCTTGGAATGTTCGTAGCCTGGGTAGTACTGGAAGGTAGCGCACGAACAATCGTTACCTACGCAATTGGTATTGCAATCGCAATCGACGCAACACGACAGACACTCAAGAAGGACTAAGATGGATACATTTAAGAACGTAATGATGAGAATCTTTGCTGTAATCGCAGCAGAGTCTCTCGGTGTAATTGGTGCAGGTTCCTTGGTAGGTATCGAAGTATGGCAGGCAGCAACACTCGCAGGTGCACTAGGTGCAGCACGAGTCCTTGAAGCCCTAGCCCGCTTCTACCTAGCAGACGGAAGCCTGACATCAGAAGAAATCAACGCAGCCTTTGCTAAGGTTGACAAGAAAGCGAGTGCATAATGGGACAGCGTAACGACTTTATCAAGGTAGCCCGTGCAGAAGTAGGGGTTATCGAAGGTCCAAAGGATAACGAAACCAAGTATGGAGCCTTTACAAAGGCGAACTTCCTGCCTTGGTGTGGGTCATTCGTAAACTGGTGTGCCAACGAGGTAGGACTCAAGATTCCTAACGTAGTCAGCACACTTGCAGGAGCACAGGCATTTATCAAGAAGGGTCAATGGGAAAAAGTAGATGAAGCGACTCCGCTACCTGGGGATATTGTTTTCTTTGATTTCCCTAATGACGGCATTGACCGCATCTCACATGTTGGTATCGTGGTTCGAGACAACGGAGACGGAACTATAATCTGTATTGAAGGCAACACCAGCCCAGATAAAAAGGGCGACCAGCGCAACGGAGGCGAAGTCTGCCAGAAGAAGCGCGCCTACAAGAAGAAGAACGGCGCTACTTTAAAGAAGTCCCTACCTGTTTTTGTGGTAGGATTCGGAAAGCCTGTATTTAAGTCTTAAGTAAAGGCTAAGAAACCTTAAGTAAAGGAGAACCATGGATATCAAGACTCTTAAGCAAGTTGCTCTCACCTATGCTCGTGCAGCAGGTGCAGCAGTAGTGGCTCTATACATGGCAGGAGAAACAGAACCTAAGGTGTTGGCTTATGCCTTCATCGCTGGCTTTGTAGGACCTGCTGCTAAGTACATTGACAAGTCAGCAAAGGAATTTGGCTTAAAGAAGTAGGCTCTGCCTACCAGAAACCCCCTGTTTTAGTAGAAATACTAAGATGGGGGGTTTTTTCTGTTTATCCGCCTGTTGAGTAGAATCCACCAGCGTTGAACTTGACTGGTGGTGCGGTGTAGACACGCCGTAGTGGAGCCTCACAGATAGGGCAGTCATACTCGCCCTCTGGTTCTGTCATTGACCTGGTGATAGTTACTATCTGACCATCGCCAGGACATTCGTACTCATAAGTAGCCATTAGAACTCCACCCCGATATACCAGAACCCTAGTTCAATCCCAACACTGTATCTGCTAATATTAAACCCTATGGCAAAGCCAGGGGCTCGCCCAGCAATTAGCCATTTATTCAAGATGCGCTTTTCCATACCCATACTGTACCATATTCGTGCGGGAAACCGTGGGGCGGAAACTTCAAATGAAGGATGACGGCAACGTCTGAATCCAACTCCCTGAACCACCAATCTTTTTTTTGGGGGGTAGGGGGGCGTTTCTTAAAATCTGGATTCAGGCAGCGTTTTAAGAAACCCGTATGGTAGGGTCTAGAGTATGAACAAGATAATCGACTCAAACAAGCATTACTACATCCTCGATGAGCAGCATTACTGCTGTGGGGAAAGCCAATTCCGCTACTTCTGTAAGAAGTGCGATATGTTCGCTGGTTGTTACTACTGCGAATTCAACTACGAAGAATCCCATGACTGTGATACAATCGCACCATGAACGAATTACCTAAGCATATTTCCTATTCCTCTTTCAGCACTTGGCAAGAATGTGGCTGGAAGTATTATCTAACCAAGGTTGAAGGCGTATCAGAGCCTCATGCCGTATGGTTCACTGGCGGTACTGCCGTCCACAAAGCCACTGAAGTATATGACCTTGAGGGTGGCACTTCTGAAGACATTTGGAACAAGGTCTGGTATGACCAAGTAGCCGAAGATGAAGCACTCCATGGTGACATGCAACACTGGCAATTCGCCAAGCGCGAAGACATGTCATGGTGGTATGGTGAGGGCATCTACATGCTAGATAAGTGGATTGAGTTCCGCAAGAACTGGTCAGTCTACGAAGATTTTATTGAAAAGCAGTACGAAATCGATATAGATGACGCGACAGTCAAGATGGCAATTGACCGCGTTATGGTAGATTTCGAGGGGAATCGGGTGCTCCTCGATATCAAAACAGGTGCGTCATCCCAGAGGCATCCTTTGCAACTAGCAGTCTATGCGTGGGCTCTGCAGAAGCAAGGGATTTCCGTCTCCAGAGCGGGCTTCTGGGATGCACGTACTGGTCATGTGACTCTATGGAGCCTTGACAATCTGCACCCTGAACGCGTAGAAGATATTCTTAATACTTTTGATAGGGCTAGGAAAGAAACAATCTTCCTGCCTAACTTGTCCAACTGTGGTCGATGTGGTGTATCATCTGCCTGCAAGTATGTCAATGGACACGTTTCTAACTAGCATCGTTCCAGTGCTGAGAAGCATTGATGATATGGTAGATGCTTGGGACAACATAGGGTTCAACCATGAACAAGAAAAGGAGAAAAACCAATGACTGGTAATTTCCAAGTCAGTAGCAAGTTACCTGACGGAAGAATCTTCGTAGTCGCATCTGAGACTTACGCAGGCTTCTGTGAGGCGCTTGAATCAGTGGTAGGTGTGACAGAATCACAAGACCTACTAACAGAGATGGGTAAGTCTATTTCAGGCGCACCATCTAATCTAGGACAGGCAACCGAGAACATCCGTGCTGCCTTTCCTAACACACAAGTGGACCATACTGCACATCCAACACAAACTGCTTCTACAGTCGGTCCAGTGGGCAAGACCTGTAAGCATGGTGTAATGTCGCAGCGTACAGGTTCAGGAGCCAAGGGACCATGGAAGGCATATATGTGCCCTTCACCTAAGGGAACTCCAGACCAATGCGAGCCAGTATGGCTTCGCCGAGGTGACGCAGATTGGAATAGTTTCTAATCAATGTGGATATGCAAATTTTTTGGACATAGTTACTATAGTTCATTAACAACTGCAACTATCTACTGTACAAGATGTGGAAAAAGGACTAGATAATGAGAACACTTGCCCGCGCCGTAGGCTCGAAGGACATTGGTGGCGAACCGCTTCCAACTGTCTTTCGTACCTTTGATATCAATAAAATCGTATTTCGACGTGCCGAAATTTCGATGATTGCTGGTACACCTGGTGCTGGCAAGTCTTCCGTTGCTTTAGCCCTTGCACTTCGTGCCAAGGTTCCAACATTATACGTGAGTGCTGATACCAATGCTCACACTATGGCTATGCGCCTGCTGTCTATGATTACTGGCAAGCCTCAGACTGATGCAGAACACTTGCTTGAGACTGATGTTGCTGGTAGTCGTAAGACCATTAACGAGAACTCGGGGCATATCTTTTGGTCATTCGAGTCAAGCCCAACGCTTGATGACCTTGACCAAGAGGTATCTGCCTTCGAGGAGTTGTGGGGCTGTTCGCCGACTCTCATTGTTATTGATAACCTTATGGATATCGCTAATGATGGGGGAGAAGAGTTTGCGAACATGCGCTCAACTCTGAAAGAACTCAAGTACCTCGCAAGAGATACTAATGCTGCTGTTGTAGTACTTCATCACACGAAGGAGTCCTACACAGGTACACCGTGTCAGCCACGCTCTGCTCTGCAGGGCATGGTTGCACAGTTACCTGCTTTAATCTGTACTGTGGGTACTGATGCTCCTGGCTTTATCGCTGTAGCACCAGTGAAGAATCGGTACGGAAAG